GTCCCCTTGAGGGACCCCCCTGGCACTTATGTGTCGACGGAGTTAACCGCCCGTAACCGCTTCGCAGGGTGCTTTTAACGCAGTGCACCCCAGAGCGCCCGCACAGAAGCAGGAAGATTTCCTGCTCTGAAACCGTTTGGAGGTTCCATGCCTGGGGAAATCACCCAATTCCGAGAGCTACCCTACGGTAAAACGAAGGGTGGTGATGTCTCGGATGTATCATGGACTTCGCGCGATACCGAAGGACGAATTTCGTCCGGAGATTGGCACGAATACATGATGGGTGATCAAACCACGACCTCGTATCGCTCGAGGCCGACGGATGTTGAGCCAACTGCCTTGACACCTGGGATGATGATGGCGCAAGCCAACGCATCCAAAGGGTCAGACAACGGTCATGCCTTCTTCACTCGAAAGAGAGAAAAGGGCTTGAGCCATCCTCACTGGACTATTTCTAGTTCAACGTCTTTGGCTCGTTATACCGGCCCCATCGTCCCGAAATATGCGGGCGGTTGGGGTTATTGGCCGACGGTACCGTCACTTACCCAGAATGAGATCAATTATTACGGATCTCGTCTGATCGGCAAGTGCATACCGACGCATCCTGCTGCACCTCTTGCCACAATGATCGGAGAGCTTGTCAGGGATCCTTTTCCTGACATAGCGGTTCTTTTCAACCCGATGCGGGATAAGGCAGATTTCTTCCGAAATTTGGGAGGAAAATACCTGAATGCCGAATTTGGTTGGAAACCGTTTGTTTCCGACTTGAACAAGATCCTCTGGGCTTTGTTGGATTCTTCTCGAATCCTTCATCAGTACCAGAGAGACTCCGGGAGATATATCCGGAGGGATGCAGGGTTTCCTTGGACTGTTACCAATGAGTTCACAGAAGATGTGAACCAATCCACTTCCGCGGTATTTATGCCGTGGGATGTGGAGGCACAGCTCAAGGTCCCGTTTTCAACTGCCACAGCAACTTCCCTGACCAGGCACCGTGAGGTGCGCTACTGGTTTGCAGGGGCGTTCACATATTACCTGGAATCCCCAATCGGGATTCTCGGTAAGCTTGAACGATACGAGCAGCTAGCGAATAAGCTGCTTGGCATCAGGATTACTCCTGATGTGCTGTGGGAATTGACACCATGGTCCTGGCTTCTTGACTGGTTCACAAACATTTCCACGTTCATGGGAAATGTGAGTGCTTTCAGTCAGGATGGCCTCGTCATGCGGTATGGGTATCTGATGCGTGAAACTCACGCTGTCGATACCTATACGTCCGCGGGTCACTTCTTTAAAGATGGTGACCCGGGACCCGTCACTCTACAACTTTCTGTGGTTCAGAAAGAGAGGGTGAAGGCGACGCCATTCGGTTTTGGTCTCAATCCTGACATTGATTTCAGTGTCAGGCAGTGGGCCATATTGGCCGCGCTCGGTTTAACCCGAGCGCCGTCAGTTGCGCGTTGATGTGTGCCTTTAAGGACACATCAGTTCGCAACATCTGGACCGGACAATTTGCCATATGCAGATTGTTCGAACTGCTAGGGTCTGGAAATCCCAGGCCTAGAAGGGAACGCTGCTATGGGCTTCGCCGATCCACAGCTTGTCACTGTCTCTACCGTTGAGAAGACGCTTCCGCGTACTTCCTTCGGAGCCACGTCCGGCACCTTCACCATGGGTGACGGTGCTTACCAGCTGGCGATTTCTCACCAGTTCGGCAAGCGCTTCCGGCGCGTGGCGAGACTGAACGCCACCAAGATCGCTCCTGACCCTCTCATCAGTGCACAGAACATCGTGTACACGATGGGGGTCTATCTGGTCGTCGACGTACCCAAGACTGGGTACACCATCGCCGAACAGAAGGCGGTCTGTGATGCACTGACAGCATGGCTGTCAGCATCATCTGGCGCTCACCTCACCTCCCTCTTGGGAGGCGAGGTCTGATACAAGCTGCGCACAAACTGTGCGGGCGATAAACGCTCATGGCTGAGGATTCTGATACCCCCTAATTCGGAGGACCAGATGAAAAGCCTGATCGCGTTCGCGAATACTCTCCTGACAGAATTGGGAGAGTGGTGTCACACAAGCACCATCCGTGATGTAAAAACCATCACGGAACGCACTCAGCATGAGGGATTATCGTTTCTCACGATAACCCTACCGTCCTTCTGTTCAGACTTCGAAAGGAGTCTGGAGCAAGGTACGGTAACCGACGACCTGTTTTGTGGATTTCGCAAATCAGGCGGGCTCCCCCGATTTCTCGGAGGTTTCCTTCGGCTTGTGTTCAGTGCTGAGAGCGGTCGATTGCTCGACGTACCCAATGTTGATGCGATCTATGCTGTACGCCAGGCTTGCCTGGTATTCGGCAAGATGCACATTCCTTGCACAGACAATCGTGTAAGGGATGCCATCAACAAGTACGTCGAGTGTGAGAAGGACATGACACAGTTGGACGTCTCAATCTTTTCGCGTGAGAACGTGAAAATCCTGAGGTACGCCCGACTTCTGTTCGGGACAGTGTTCTCGCAGATGGATAAGTCCGTCTGGGAAGGCACACTGATTCCAAAACATGGACCTGGATCCACAGCGGATGGACTAATCGGAAACGAGAAGTTCAACCAGCGTGAGTGGCCAGAGAGGTTGGAAAAGGTATTTCCCTTCGGGGAATACATCTTTCCAAACTGGAGTAGTACACAGTACTATTCTTCCGTGTCTGTCCTCGAACCCGGTGCAGAGAGGCCTGTTAAGGTCATCTCTGTGCCTAAAACGTTGAAGTCTCCGCGTATCATAGCCATTGAGCCCACTTGCATGCAATATGTGCAACAGGCAATCATGGAACGATACGTTGAACTGGTTGAAGGAAATGACACCCTTCGCCAGTTTCTCGGATTCTCCGACCAAGAACCGAACCAGGTTCTTGCACGAGAGGGTTCCCTTTCTGGGGAACTTGCTACACTCGATTTGAGTGAAGCTTCTGACAGAGTCTCCAATCAACTCGTGAACTTCATTACACAGGATCACACTCTTTTCCGAGAGGCGATCCAAGCGTGTAGGAGTACTCGAGCTGAGGTGCCTGGTCACGGTATTATTACCTTGGCCAAGTTCTCGTCGATGGGTTCAGCGCTCTCATTCCCGATGGAGGAGACAGTTTTTCTACTGCTTCTCCTTGTCGGGATTGAGAATTCGCTCAATCGACCTCTGACCATGAAGGACATTCAGTCCCTTCATGGGCGGGTGCGCGTCTACGGAGACGATATCATTGTCCCCGTAGAATTTGTGGATTCTGTGATGAGAACGTTGACACTCTATGGATTGAGGGTCAACCGGAACAAGTCTTTCTGGACCGGAAAGTTCAGAGAGTCTTGTGGGAGAGATTACTACGATGGCCACGATGTTTCAGTGGTCCGCGTGCGTTCTCTCTTCCCATCACAGAGGAGTGCTCCCGAAGTCATATCGACTTCGGCTACGAGAAACCAGTTTTACAAAGCTGGCTTCTCGTCGACCGTGGAGTTTCTAGACGCGGTGTTGTTGCCCGTTCTACGTGGCAACTATCCATACGTTGAGGAAACATCCCCGGCGATAGGGCGACTCGGCTACGGTGCGAATTCACGCACCAAAACCGATACTCACCTCCAACGGCTCCTTGTCAGAGCCTATTACGTGGTGAGCCAACCTCGTCGATGTGAAGTCGATGATGTTGGTGCCCTGATGAAGTTCTTCTTGAAACGCAGCGAGTTGCCATTCGCTGACAAGAAGCACTTGAAGCACTCTGGACGTCCCGTTTCCGTCGACATCAAGAGCGGGC